TGACTCTAATGATACTTGCCATTAGAACGAGCCTCCGTTAATGTCTAAATTCTGTTGATTTCCTGGTGTTAAATCTAAGGTAGCTTCCCACTTTCCTAGTGTTGTGTTATACACCAGAACCATACCATTACTTACACCACCTGCCACACTAACATCGCTTAAACCAGAAAGAGTACCGGATGATTCTCCAGCAATTGACGAAACAACTTTAACCGAATTTTGTTGGCCAACTCTTACTTTTATATCTGGCATTAGTTTATTACCAATATGAAATCAGATCTTAACTATATTTATACTCCTTCAAATCCAAGCTTAGATACAACCTCCTGTTGCTTTAAAAATAACTTGAGTGAAGACTTGAGCATTTCTCTTAATTGCTCAATATCATTGCATTCATCAATCTGTCTCGCTTGTTTTTCAAACTCGAACATTTTGGCCATCGAGTCCAAATATATTTCGTTATGATCGGGCATTGATTAACTCCATAAGTAGGGTTTTGATCTCGTGAACATCTTTTTTGAGTTCCTTAATCTCATCTTTTTGACGTTGACGTTCACTCTTCATTCTAATATATTGAGTATATTCATATGTATCACAATTAACAACCGCACCAGAATCCTCATCCCGAAAAAGGTTATTATGTCCTTCAATTGGTATCATGCCAGTGCAATTGCCCTTAGATCACGGAATTCTGGTGTATATGCCTCATTTGTTCCACTCATAACAATCTTAATAGAGAATCCTGTAAACTCTTCCAAATTATCTACAGTAAATTGATATTCTAAAAACTCTCCATCTTCACTTGCTTTTACAAATACATCGGATGTTCCATCATTTTTAGATATATCAGAAACAATATTACCGTTTGCATTCTTGGTTGGATTATAACCAGGGAATAGTTCGTATGATTGCTCAACTTCACTGGAATCTGGTCTTGTCAACTTATACAGAACTCTAAAGTCACTTGTAGAGTGACGATATGCCGTTAAGAGAACTTTTAGTGAAGTTGCTGGTTGTGCAAGATTTACTTGCTTAGAAACGTATGCTGAACTATGTAGATCTCCAGAAAGTTGATTTGTGGTAGGATCTGCAGCATAATTAGAAACTGGATTGTTTAATCTATTTCTAATCAGAACAAAAGATGCTGCCTCAGATAGATCAATAACTGGAGAAAGGTTAGTATCATTCGTGCTCATTCTTATACCAAGAGTTAGTGATTTATTTCTTGGTAATGAAGTTAGTTTATCAGTTTCATTTACACGAGAACAAACCATTCTTGGAGTTCCAAGTTCGTTTGGTTCATTAAGTGATACATCCTCAAATCCTTGATCAATAAATGATGATTCTGATCCACCAGCACTTGTTCCAGAAACAGTTCTTAAGTTAGAAGATATTGAGGTTCCATCAGGAACTACAGAATTTACGTATGGAATAACAGTATCAAACTGAACGTTCTGAGATGCTCTAATGTTATCTCCACCAGCAGTCAAATCGCTCGTAAAGTTTAGAAGATCATCTCCACTATTCTTAGCCGTAGGTCTAGTAACTTGTAGATGATATGTATCCATATCTCTCCTAGAAGAGAGATTTGATGCTGTTGGCATATCATGTGATCTATTAATTCTAGTTAGTGAAACTCCATTGAGTTCATATTTACGTACAACGTCTCCAACAGAGTGAACCATTGATGTTGTATCACTAACTCCTCTATTTCCAATAGTTAGAGTTCCTGCACCAACTCCTGTATAAGAAATAACCTCTTCATTAACAATGATGTGCCCTGGATTAGAAGCAGATACAGGAGTTCTTTCTGAGTTAACAAATAGTGATGTATTTGCAACTGAAACTGTAGTATCTGTAGAAACAAGTGCAGCACTGAGAGTTGTTACTGTGGTATTTGGTTCTATACCACTAATGGTAACTTTGTTGTTATCAGCGTGCATTCCGTGATTGTAGTGGGAAACCTCAAAGACATTTCCTTCATAGATTGCATCTGGAATTGTTACTGAACCCCTAACAACTGTTCCCGCAAGACCAGTAACGCTACCATCACCTTCCTCAATCGATAGTGCATTTCCTTCTGTGAAGGTCTGACCCTGTACTTCAGTTAGATAAAGAGTATCTGTATTGGATACGGTGGCGACAGTAAGTCTTGCACCTCTACCCTTTCCACCAACATCAGCAGTAGTAATTCCTAAAACATCACCAACAGCATATCCATTTCCAGTAGCACCAATAGCAACTGCATTTAAAATTCCAGCACCAAATCCAACAGTGGTTGCTGTTGCACCAGATCCATTTCCAGTAATTGTATAGAGACTTACATTATTAAATGATCCGTTAGAATAACCAATTCCAGCGTTAGTGATATTGTAATCTGTTCCAAGATTACCACCACCAATGTTTCCACCAACTTTCTCAATTACACCGTTTGTATTGCCATCATAAACTTTAGATCCAGGAGCAAAGAGATCATTATATGTGGTGTTAATACCAACATTTAGTTTCCTTGGGAAAGATCTAATTGCATTAGACTGTAGATTATATACATTTGCATCTGGTTCATTAAAATCAGTAGATCCGATAGAAATAATCGGATTATTGATATATACGGTTCCAGTTGTTGATGAGAATTCTGCTTTATAGAAGCAGAATTTTAAATCTTCAAACAAACTTGGTGTTGATATTGCACCATTTTGTGGTTTAAAGAGATTGCCACCAGTATACTGATTTGAGTAAATAACTTGATCAGCGTTTGGATAATTTTGAGTCTTAATAGTCGCTTTTGTAGACTCTGCAGTGTAAACAGAATAATCAGATGATGATGGTGAAATTAAGCAAAGAGAATATTGCTTTTCAGGTTGCAAGTACACTGGAGATTTAAACATCAAAGTAGTTTCAGTATCTCCATTTGTAGAAGTCGTAACCATTGCTGGAGTAACTTCTATTCTTGCATAATCTTGAACAAGTTTGTTCGTTGGGGTTCCGCCGATATCAGTTTCTCTGATTTCGACAAACATCTTTTCTTTGGTATCTTTACCAGAGAAGAATAATCCAACACCAGTCAAGAATCCACCAGTACTATCACTTCTAAAAGTTTGAGAAAGTGGATCTTCTTTAACTGCGCTCAACGGTAATGATGCTGGTGGTCTTCTAACAGAAACACTTTCAGAATAAACAGTTTGATCAAATACTCCATTAGAGAAGAATGTATTTTCTGTGAATGAAAGGTTTGCAACAACGGAATTGGTTGAGCTAGAAGTTAATTTAAATGCTTTAGATCCAACTTTAAATGTAGCAGGTGGTGTTGGTGTCGATAGTGGATTTCTTATAAAGAAACATCCAATTAAATCACCAACAGAGTCTGTATTCAGATTTTGTGCGATAACTTGTGCTTGAGCAGAACTAGTTTTACCAACTAATGTCATTCCTGCTGGTGCATATCCATAAAATCTACCATCAGAGGCATCTGCTAATGAGAATGTATCAATATTAACTACTGTTGATGATGATGAATATGTTGTTAATGTAAGATTTGGTGAATATGGATTCTCATCATATGTTTGAGATGGGTTACTGTAGTTACCAGTCTTATGATTTGCTGCAGCAAGTCTAAATGATGCAACTTGCTTACCATCAACCAATCCAATTACTGTTTCACCTTTTTGGAAAACACCAGTGGTCATTGAAACTTGCAATAGTTTGGGTACTACATCAATATTTGCACTGCCGCCGAAGAATGAGTAGTAAGTTGTTGATGGTTTTAATCCACTTGCCTCAAATTGAACATTTCTGGATCTTAAGTGGTTATCTTTTTTGGAACTATTAATAAGATTTGCTAATAGTGATTCTTGCCACTCTCCCTGAGATCTAACAATTACTTCTCCAGAAGTATTGATAGTCTTTGCCCAAGTATCAGATGCTGGTGTCAACTTGACAAAACCATTATAGTTTTGTACACCGAAAGGATTGAGTTTTTGTGATTTAGTTGCAAACTTTTGAGAAATATTATTCCACTCAACTTGTGCATAGTTTAGAGTTACTAAATCACCTGTTTTCTTGATGTTACCATCAACCAATTGTAAATCTGTAGAGAAGTCTGCTGTGGTGATATCAGTATTCAATTCAGGAGAAACTTGTCCTTTAAGAGTTTGGATAGCAACATCAGACTTCATCGTAGTAGATGAAGTATTTACTGATACATTAGCATCTAAATCTTGTAGTTTGATAAATTTAGTTCCTCTAAAATCATCCACAAAGAAACCACTCTTAAACTTATCAATTCCATCGGCATCCTTAATCTGTAGTGCCTTTGTATTTAATTCTAATAGATTAAGCGAAGTTAGTTCTTCTACTGTTTCAATTCTATCTTCTAACTTACGAATATCTCTCATAGTATAACGCTTGTTATCAAAGAGAGATACTTTGATGTTATCTACATCAAATAGATATGCGGGATACTCAATCGTAGCAAGATCCATTGCATCATCTATTCCACCTGGTGCTTTTGGTGAAACTGATGATGTTCCTTTAGTAAGAACTAAATTGCCATTTTTGTTAAGTGATAGTCTATCAATTCTTGGTAGGTAGAACGAATAGTCTACAGTTGATGACTCATTTGCCGAGAGAACTAAAGAGGGGTTATTTCCTGCAGCACCAAAGTTTCTAGATGCAAAGGCAAAAGGAGAGTTTGTTGGAGTTCCTGCAGAGGCATCAAAATCAGTAACTCTAGGTCTTACATCAATAACATCAGATGCTCTTATACCACTTTCGAGAGTGCTGATACCATCTTTATATCTTTCTTGTGAGTAACTATTAACAGTGTATACATGTCCAGAATCATTACTAGGAACAACATACTTATTATAGATTACAAGCAATCTATTAGTTGGAACATTTGTAGATTTTCTAATAATTCTAGAGTAATCATAGAATTGTTCTCTTTGACCATTATCTAATTCATATTGATTGGTTCTATCAACATAAGAACCTCTAGTAACTAAAGTTGGTGATCCAGATATTCCAGATTCCTCAAACTTAATAGTTTCACCAATAGTAAACTTACTAGAATTTAAATAAACAAACTCAATGACAGTTGATGATACTCTAGTAACAATTTGTGCAACAGCACCACTTTGTTGCCCAACAATTCTTTCACCTAAAATTGATTCGGTGTTAAGATTTAGACCAGATGAGAAAGTCAAACTATCAAGAGAAACCTGACCACTATCTACAGACTCATAAACTGCAATAACATCATTAACATCTGGAGTGTTGAGTGAAATTACTTCATCTTCGACTCTCAATCCAAATCTAGCAGAAAATCCCAATCCTGATGTTAATGTTGTTGCAGCACCAACAGTTCTAAAGACATCGGTCTTCTCACTTCTCGTATATACTTTCTGCTTAGTTCTAATTCTAGTCTTCTTGAGAGTTACGTTAACAGTAACGTTTGCACCTGCTTGTAAACCAGAAAGATTGATTGAGGTTCCAGTTCCATCTAAAACAAATTTTTCGGAAGTAAATGGATCAATTTCACCATCAGCTTCATATACAACACTATATCTCTCTGCATCAAACGGTTCGAATGTTGCATCAGAAATTCCAGTATCTGCCAAAGTAATAGTGAGAGTTCCTGTTGCTGATGTTGTTTTACCAGTAACCTGACGAATTACAGTAAGATCGGAACCTGCAAGAGAAACATCAGAAATATTTTTAGAATTTAATGGTGCATATAATTGTGCCTTATCACTATTTGTGATTTTTGGTACACCGACATTAAATGTAAATGAACCATTTCCAATGCCACCATGGTTAACGCTACTAACGGTAGTTATATTCTGTAGAGTTATTGAAAGACCATCTGCAGATATACTCTCAATTCTGTTAAAATGAGGATGCTGTTTTCCAGCAACTTGATATGCAATGATTGTATCTGTTTTAATACCAGCAAAAGTTCTACCGGCACAAGTTGCAACACCAGATACCGCCTCAATAGAAAGTGTATCTGTTGCTTTAAATCCTGCGGGAGTTTCTAAATTTAGTTTAGCATCTGCAACAAAGGACGTGGTCAATCCTGGAATAGAATCAAATGGTTGGAAAACTGCTCTAACATCACTTGCACCATACACTTTAATGGTTTGGATAGACCTGGTTAAAGATGGATCTGCATTTAATGAAACTTCTTCATCTTGTATGAAAGATCCAGAAGTTTGATTGAGTTTAAACTGAGTTCCCGCATGTTCTACAACATATCCAGTTGCTCCACTACTCAATCCTTTTACATAGGAACCTACAGGAACTTCTGCAAGAGTTGCTCCATTGTTAAGAGTTAGGACAGTGTAAGTTTGTACATCAAACAAATATAGATCAAATTCTGTAGATTCATTTTGATATGATGCATCACTCACACCAAAAGAATATACTCTTGCTTGACCAATTGTTGCACCAGCACCAACTGGTCTTCTTCTAGCGTGAAGATCTATCGTGAAATTATTATCAAGACCAATAAATGGAGTTCCTTCGACATTATTGACAACTAACTTGTTGCCCATCTCAAAAGGAACTGATGTATTTTTAACTTCTAAAACATCTCTTGGTTTTTCTACATCAATAATAGTTGTAGAGGTTTTTTCAATATCAAAACCTCTTACATATGCTTTACCAGGAGAAACCTTGAGTGCTAGTAAATTTTCGGAAGGAGTATTACCTTGCTCAGTTCTTTGTGTGGAGAAGAATACACCGTCACTATTCAGTCTATCATTTAATGAATCATCGATTTCAATTCTAAATGGATCTACTGCGTAATCACCAGATTCTTCATAGGTTCTCTTTGCAATATATTCTTTTATCTGTGAATAATCACTACTATCCTGTATCTTTTTAACTATACCATTAGATACACGTAAAATTTCTACAAAGTTTTTATCATCAACGTCAGAAAGTCTCTTTTTAGAAAGTTTTGCTGTGATTTTTAATCTATCAGCACCAGGTGCCGCATAGTTTGAGAATCCTCTAGCATTATCATAAAGTGAATTATCTTCTTGTGCATCAATAAGAGATTCAGTTATTGATAGACCAACTCTATAAGATGGTTTATCTGAATACTGATCCAATACAATTGTTCCAGCATCTACTAATACAAAATGCCCTCTTATAAAGTAAATACCTTGCTCAATTGAGACAGCAGATGCTACAGCAGTTGCATCCGCAGCAATGATAGTTGCAAATGTATCACCAGTACTGATAGTGGTGTTACCATAAACAAGATTTTCTTCTAATATTAAAGTCTCACCATCTCTAAATTCGGTAATTGCAAAATCCGAATCTGCTGTTGTATACTTTACATATAAAGTGTAGTCATCTGTTTCCGATTCAGTGTTTGTAATAACACTCTGAACAACAGCATTTAACTGTGATGTCTGCCCCTTTATTTTCTTACCAACTAATTCATTTAAATATAAACCGACACTCAATCCAACGTGTGTTGGATTAATCTTTACCGCATGATATGGTGTATTATAACTTACGTTACCTGGAATTACAACTGATCCATCCTTAAAGATGCTACTACCAAAGGATTTAATCTGATTTTGTAGAATCGATTGTAGAGTTGTTAGTTCTCTAGACTGAACAGGAAATCCTGGTCTGAATAAAACCCTAAAATAATTATTAGACGCATCAAAATCGTCATAATATGGTGTGACATTAAGATTAGTTTTTTGTGTCATCTTTTTAGAATTCCAGTACTATTTTGATATCTTCTTTTTGTCTTGGGTTTCTCGAAACACGAGGTCTATTATCCAAATAGATAATCTGTCCCGATCCTTTATTTATCTCAGGAGCAGAAACCCCGTTGGTAAACTGAACATCCAGATTAACGTTTTTCGATGAGGTAACTTGAGTTGTAATCCCCGTGAAACTTCCATCAATAGTTCCACTAAAACTATTAGATGAAGTAATAGTTCCACCACCTGCTGCTCTGAAATCAATCTTCAGAGCATCACTATTCACTGTCTTTGCATCTTTCTGATCATATGATCCACTGTTAAAATAAAGTGATCTGTCTTGGAAATACTTAAGAACCTGTGTTTCATCATCATATGCTGCAATGTATCCAGTTGCAGTTCCAATACCGGTTACAGTTTGGAAGATTTGATTTCCTGGAATTGCATCTTCTGGAGTAGCAACAGAAGTCAACTTCAAACCTTTTAAATTAGAAAACTTATTTTCACTAAAGATTGTACTTGCAGATCCAATTTGAGTTGGATTTTTAATAATTCCAATTTGAGCGAATCTAGTATCTAAAGGAAAATCTTTAGTTGAGTCATCAAAACGAGCATATACTAAAACGCGATCAGTTCCTAACTCTTCATAAATGTTGTAACCATGTCCCCTAGAAGGTGGAATGATTGGAATAAGATTTGCAAATCCTGTGGATCCTGAGTTGATTGTAGAAAGATCAATTCTTCCATAAGAATAATTTTTTCCACCAGATGAAACTGTAACATCTGTAATCTTTCCACCCGTTACATCAACAACAACTCTACCACCTTCACCATCACCTAAGATATCTAATTCTGCCTCAGTAGAATTATATCCAGATCCTTGATTTTCGATATATACGGTTTTAATTTGATTTTCATTTACAAGAGAATCACCATTCTCTCTCATTGCAATGATTTGAGTATCAGTGCTATCTTCCCAATCGTTTGGAACTGGAATATACTCAATGGAGTCAAACTTAATAATATCGCTTGGAGAAACTGTAAATAAGTATTTCCAAATATATCCATCGCCACTTTCACCTGCTCTGGATGGTTCCAAATCAACAAACGTTGGTTCATCTTGAGAAAAGTTTCCAGATCTGTTTTCTGAAGAAGAACCATTTTCGATACAAATATAGACTCTAAAGTCTTTATTCATTACATAATAATTTGCATCATATAGTCTAGCAGAGTTTGTCTGTGGTGATGGATTCGTGACACTATAATCATGTCTGTACATCTCATATACAGTGCCTTCTTTCCAATCAACTCGCCTAACCAGTCTACGAATATCATTCTTGGTAATTTTTTTACCAAAAATCATCGTGTCCTTTACATGGGACAGATAATTTAAATTATCAACAGGCGCAGGAGTATTTGTATCCCAAGTATCTGAACGCCCAAATCCAACAATTCCAGGATTGGGGAGACTCAAGAAGACATAGTAAGAATTGTTCGGATCATTAACCGAATCGACAAAGTTACCTGCGTTTAATATTCTAAACTGATCTGTGACAATGGCAGCCATATTACTAGCTTTTTTCTATATTTATAAGTTAATTGGGCAACTCTTTTCTGAGAGCACCAATGTCTCTCAGTCCAAATCCACGTCTTTGGAGTGATGGGAATGTTGATAATCCAGTATCAACACTCAATCCTGTAACAGCAACTGAAATTGATCCAGATGATCTTGTAAATCCTGCCAATCTACCCCAGGAGAATCTTCCAGCAAAATCACTTGAGATTGCAACGATACTATTTGTATCAGTTGTAGAGAGAATGTTACTGGTAATAATTCCGGTGAATGCGTTCTTTGATACCGCATGTACATAGTATATATTATCAACAAATGTCGATCCAATACCAACAATCGAACTATCTTGACTATCGATGGAAGTAACTCCCAATCCAACGCCTGTTTGGGTAACTTTAATTGGATATCCAACAATCAACTTATCAAAGTCTGCAGTAGTATCGAAAGAAACATCAAATTTGAGTGCCAATGAATTTCCATTAGTACCAACTGTTGTTCCGATACCAGTAACAATACCAGCAAATCCATCAACAAATCTAATTCCACTAATCAGTTCTTTCTGAAGACTTGGTAGAGGTGCAATAACTGTTGGTAGTGTTGTTGATGTATAACCAGCACCAGCAGTTGTTACTGATGTAAGAGTTACAATACCCGCAGAATTAACTGAAGCAGTGGCTTCAGCAAGTTCTTGATCTTGATATCTACCAAACTCAAATCCATTTACAAACTCCACAGTGTTTGATGCAGATTTGCTCAGGGTAATATTACCACCATCTGTACCAGCAATGCCAATAATTGTTGTAGATGTATCTAAGATATTAGGAATTGCTTTCAGTGTTTGACCGATTTCTAAAGATTCAGTATTGATTCCAATTATTACATCAGATCCAATTCCCAAAGTTCCAACTCTATCGATAATATCTGCTTTAAATACAGTTCCAATACCACCAACTGGTTTTCCAATTCTTAAGGTTACAGTTGATGATGGAGAATAACCACTTCCACCACTAATTACATCGATCGATGAAATTGTACCAAGTCCAGATACCGTTGCTGATAAACCAGCAGCAACTGGATCTTGATTGCCAATCAATAAAGCATTAACATCTTGAATCTCAATAGTTGATTCATTTTCTTCATAGTTAAAGAACTGTGCATCATCTACGAAGATTTCAGTATCATCAGAAGCAAAATCTTTTATAATCTTGGCAGTTGGGAATACCATTCCCTCAAGTGAATCTCTTGCCTTGGATTCGACTAAGTCATTAATAAAGAGATCTCTCTTTTGCTTAGTCCAATCGACTGGTTTGTAATTGGTATCATCAATACCATCACCAAGATAAATTCCAGTCTCAACAATATCAGAAGAAACAATACTACTTACAATTCTTGGTGTTTGGCTAACGGTTGTTGAGTTTCCATCATTCTTGAGAATATGGAGATTATCTCCTGGTTTAACAGTTTCGGCAACATCAACTTGTAAACTATCAATGTTTCTAGTTCCTCTATAGAAGAAGATATCAACCTTATCATCTTGCTTAGGTGCCTCAGTGAAACTAAACGTTGTACCACCATCGAAGGTATAAGAAACTTTTGGTTCCTGCATTACACCGTTGAGGTAAATCAACAGAACAGCATCAAAATCAATTAATGATGATCTTACGTCCGAAGTATTCTTCTGGAAACTTAGAAGTTGATTATTGAAGAATAGTGGGAATCTCTTTCTCTTGCCATCTTGTAAAATCTTAATGCTATCAATATAATCAAATTCTCCCAGTTGGATTGATGAGAATGAATCTGAGAATACTTCAGATACCGTAAATCTTAGAGGATCTACTACACTAATTAACTTATAATCTGTAACTAGACCAACAGGTTCGAATACATCACCCAATCTATATGAATATCCTGGTTTTGTAATTTGATATTCACTAACTTCGAAGAAACTAGTTCCAATGCCAACAGTATTTGGATTTGGTGATAAATCAAATGTCATTGATAAACCAACACCCGTTTGTGATGTGTTACCAAGACCCAATCTGGATACACCAGTAAATCCTAGATTTTCATATGCAGGATCATCAACAGTGATTACTGGGTTTACATAATTACTGCCACCATCACTGATAGTAAAGAATAGTGATCCACCAGTATGTGCAGGTGAATATCCAACATTTAGTGTGAAGGTGTTAGCATCAGTAACAGTGACAGCAGTTGTTACGCCAGCAATAGGATCAGATCCAGGGCGAGGGTATGGATGTAAAGTTTGGAAGTTATCTCTTGCACAACTGAATACGATAGAGTTAGCATCTAAAGTGATAGTGTCACTTGTGGATAAACCATGAGAAGCAACAGTTAATGTTAGAATTCCTGTTTCTGGATCATAAGTTGCATTAGTTGGTGTTTTTTCATTTCCACTTTCAGAACCACTCTGAACATTAACGGCATTTGCAGATGCAGATTCGAATCTATGTGAGTTGGCAACAACTTCTGCAGTAATTACAGCACCTGTACCAGCACCACCACCTACTCCAACATTAACCGAGAGAGTATCTGCATCAATTACAGTGATTGCCAGGTTTACTGCACCACCAGCTGGATCTGTCGCTCTTGGATAGGTATGCTCTGTAGCATGATCATCTCTTGAGCAAGTGAATACAAATGAATCCTCAACCAACTGTACGTTACCACTACTTCTTCCGTGAGATGGAATTGTTAGTGTAAGAGTACCACTGAGTGAATCGTAAACGGCATTTGTTGGTGTGAATGGTCCACCAGTTCCAGTAACAGCACCTGTATTTGCTCTTACAAATTTGTGCTCATAGATTTCATCAGTAACAGCAACTCCAACTTGTCCCCTGTATCCAGATCCAAAGTTTTGTCTGTTATCATTAAAGTATTCGCGAACAGAACCAAGTCCAACATAAGTATGTGGAATTGTAGAAACACCAACGTTTGTTCTAAAAGTAGTTCCTGAAGTAATTCCAAGAATTGGATAATCAAATCCTTGCGTATTGTCGGGGAATGTTGTAGTAGTTACACCAGCATGTGGTGCTGCACAAGCAAATTCTAAATTCTCAAGGAATGCTCTCTGACCAAGTCCAATAAATCCGTGATTACCATCTGTTGTAATCTCAAGAACACCTGTTACATTGTCATATGATGCTGTGCTAATTGAGTAAACTTTTCTTCCATAAGTTGGAATTCCAACAATGTTAGAAATAGATTTACCAGCACCAATTTCCGCGTTAACCTGTGCTCCAACCAATGGTGCATAACCCAATCCACCAGTAGAAGCAACAGAAATAACAACACCACCTCTAGGAATTTGATTTTGATTTACATCAGAATCAACAATTAGAATCTCATCAGTTCCTGGACGTTTAATTCCTGTAAATGTTATGCTTGAGATTCCTGCAGATTCACCAAAAGAGTAGTTGTTTCCAACATTATTTGATGTATTTGGTGTTTGGAAGATATCATTAATGAATACAATGTTACTTCCTGCCTCAAGACCTATTGCATTTTCTCCTTCATTATAAACACTGAAGGTTCTTCCGATTCCATTAAATCCTAAAGAAATATCATCATAAATTCTGTTTCCAGTGTAATCTTGGCGTAGATAAACTCTACCATTAAAAGTTGATTTTGGAAGAGCCAATTGGCTGCTATTCAGTCTATCGTTATTACCTTTACCATCTGGTGCCTCGGTAAAATGAATCTTATTCTCAACAATGTTAAATGCACCTTTGTAAATTCTTGCGGATGAACCATCGGTGTGCGTAGTTGCAGATGTTCCAACAAATCCTCTAGTAACATTTACAACAGGAATCGTTCCAATTCCTGTAATCGGTCCGGTTGCAGTTGTTGCCAAACCAACATTGGTAATATTTAAGAATTCATCATCAATTTTCAGAATGTCTCTTGGTCTAACAGATGAAATACCCGATAATCTCAAGAAAGTTACACCTGCACCAATTGATCCAGTTCCTGTTGGAGTGTTTTGATCCAGATCAAAAGTAAGTGGGGTATAAGCGATTGGGTATTGGGATACACCATCAATTGTAATGAGTGCTTTCTCCAACTTCTTCTTCATCGTCAACTTGTGACGATTACCAGAACCCTCACTTGTAAATGTAAATCCAATTCCACTTCCACCAGCAGTTCCAGTTAGTTTAAACTTATCTTTTGATACGCGAATAGCATAAACTGTTTCTGGCATAATATCAGTGGTTATACCAGTTGTATATGTCTGTCTAGTGGTAGTTGCAGTTCCTGGATTCGAAATGGTAATACCATAATTGATATCATCACTGAAGTAGATTCTGTTATTACCACCAGTAATTACTTCGGTGGAAGTAATAGAATTAAGTCCGACAGAAACAACAGTTCCAACTCCAACATTATTACCTGAGAAAATACCAGATCCAACCTTGATTAATCCAGTATTCGCAACACCAGTGATAACAGAAGATCCAGCAGCAACTACGTTACCAACAAAGAATGTATTGGTTGTCCCAATACCAGTTACAGTTGTGTTAGCAGCAATTGATGGACCAAGAATATTTGCAGTTAATGTGATAAGTGACGTACTTGCTGCAGAAACACCAGTGATTGTGGAGAATCCAGTAATTAAATCACCAGTGAATACTGTTCCACTTACGGTAGTTGTACCAATACCAACAGATGTTGCTGCAACTCCAGCAAGAGTTGAGAAAGGTTTGTAAATTAATTCTTCACCAGTCTCGAAGAAGTGATCATCAATACTGAATACACCTGTTGCCTTATCCCAATTTGTGGTTTGTGTTGGGTTAAAGGTCTTTTGATAGATTGGTATTCCTTTATAGTTTAGATCAAATGCTGTTCTATCCTTACCAAAGTTATTGATAGATCCATAGAATGCATTAGTAATCTTCTCGTTTGCATTTCCATATTCCAGTGGATCTGGGAAGTTAAATTGATCTTGCTCAGTGTATATTGTCTGATTGAAGAACTGTACAGTAACAACATCAGAAGCAAAGGCAGAATCTGGGTGGAATATTAAATTGGCACTGGTTCCGTCTACTTCTGAAGAGAATGTACCGATACCAATGTTAGTGCCCACAGATAAGAATGGTGATTCCTCAAGAGTAACTCTTGTTTGATCAGAAACTAAGTAAAGATTATGCAGAGAAACAGTGCTTCCTACAGAAACTTTAACAAGTGCCTTATGTGAAGATTCGGTTTCTATCGGATATGTAAGAACGGTAGTAATACCAGTTACATTCTCAAATGATGTTCCAAACTTGGCAGTGGTTTCAGTTCCTGGTAATTGACCATCAACCAAATATCTGTAAGTACCAACACCTGCAGCAGTAGATCCAATACCAACAGTCTTAACTCTTACTGCAACATTATTAGAACTGTTTTCATTGGTATAATTTAGTTTGATAATACCATTATCAACTACGGTTGTGAAAGTTCCAATACCCGCAGATGAAACGCTGGTATTTGAGGTATCAAAGAATAACTCAGAAGTATAAGTATTATCCGATGCATCTTTATGTGCAGCAATCTCAAAATAGTTCTGCTCATTAGTTCCAAGATCTACAACGTGAGCATATGAATAGAAAGTATCAAACTGATTTGCTAATGCCTCAAATACAGTTGTGCTAGGACCTAAAATTCCATTTCCTGAAGATGGTCCAACAGTTTCTACTTTTGCATTAATACGCCCAAATCCAAAATCAGTAAATCCAGTTCCAACATTGACATTATTAATGTCAAAATTATCTGTATAGACCTTTAGATTATAGTTAAAGTTATTTGGATCAACAGGATCAAATCTTAATGCAGGATCTCCACTATCTGCAAATGAACCAACAAAGTCTCCTAATTTTACATCAGTGAATAATGTTGTACGATCTAAACTGTATGTGTTGTTAAAATCATTTAGAACAACTATTTCACTTAATTGACTACTAGTTTTATTGTCATCAATTACCTGAACTAAGAACTTACCGTAAAAATTGGTGATTGGATATTCTATAGCAGCAGTAAATGTATCTTTGTTAAATTCAGAACTTGAGAATTGCCCACTAATATCATCTATCTGCAGAACTCTATTGGATCTACACTCAACATAGTCAGTCAATCTCTTATTCTTAAATAGAATGAATCTTGAGGAATCTGCTGTTGGATCGTAATCTAGAACCAAATCAAATGCATTAATGGTATCGACTCTTCTTTCGGAGATAAAGTCCAATACAGGAGATACAAAAGCATCAGAGATAACTGCTCGACTTACTTCTGCTTTAGAAAGAAACTCAGTATCAGCAAAATTCTTCATCCCAGTTGGGTGAACCATCTTGTTGACAAAATCTCGAATAGTTTGCCACGTTTGTGGACTCTTAATTGTATATGAGAGATTTTGGTAATAGTCATTATTTGGCATGACCTGCAGGTCATTATTGAGCATTCCAACATTATCTGCCCAACCATAACGAATCTTATTAACACCAGAAATTTGATATCTACCAGTATTAGAATCTAAAACGTTAACAGTAGCAGAAACACCAGAAGTTTTACCAAGAATAATATCACCTTCTTTTACTGGATAATCACCCAATACTTTAATAAAGTCTTTATACGATGATTGTATAATCAAATTACTATCAATACCATTAACTTGTAATGGTTCCGACATGAAGAATATACTTGGTTCTAATGTTACACCAAATACTGGATAATTACTCTTATTGATAACTTGAGTGAATTGATTTTGAATTCCAAATGTGGATCCCGTTCCTTCAATATCTCCAGCATTTTGTGTAAATTCACCAATATTATATTTTAGAATCGCTGGATTGGAATTAATAAACTCAGTAACCTTAAAGAACTGATATGAATTATCCTTAGAATTAAATCCATTTCCTGGTGATGAAACAACACCCAAGTTAGATGTTACAACTTTCTTAATGAGACCCTCAACAAAAATTTCATCTCCAGCCTTAAATGGAGGAGTTGTAAATCCACCAATTGGTGGGGTTGATAATTCTAATTCTACAATACCTGTGGTTTTATTGTAACTAACGATTTTTTCTACAGAAACTCCATTACTATTTCTTTCAGTAAAGATACGATGCTCTACATCATCCAATCCCTTTGGTTCATCTAGTATATCAATACTAACAATAGTATTTCCGTCAAAGGATGATGTTAATTGTAACGTACCAGAAGATTCTGGTTTTCTGGTGTACATGTTGACAACAGTAACATCTGGTGCAGAAATAAAGTTCTTACCACCACTAATAACCTCAATGTTTGTAATTTTATAAGATCCAGACAGTCTAATCAGTTTTGGAACTTCTGCTTGTGGACGAAGAGTTCTATCAATAGAATACTCAAAACCTTCATTAAGAATTCTAAACTGATTTAGTTTTCCAATTGTTGTTGTATCTGGGCGAATAACACCATTTGTACCAACGCTTGCGGCAGTTCCTGTTGCAATACCAGTTACTCTAGGTAGTTTCAGATATTCAGATCCACCATAAAGAATGTTTAATTTGCTGATTGGACCAGATGCATTCTTTGATGTAGTCTTATACTTTAAGGTCTTACACTGATCTTGTGTATACTTTAATTTTTCTGGTATAACTGGTAGTGCGACAGAGAAAGTTGTTGCTCCAATACCAAAAACTGAATATTCTCTATTATAACGACTGTTTCTGTAAAGAATCTGTGAATAATCAACAACATCAGTATCTGGATCAATGTCTACTCCATCTTTTTCTAAAGTGTAGAATAGTTTTGTTGGAAGATCATTACCAAATAAGACTTTATGTGATGTGGTAACACCCGTGTTTGTTACTGATGTTTCGAAAGAAAATTCTGATGTAGATCCAGTAGAAACAAATTCATTTGATTGTGCATTATCATAGTATAATTTTAAATTATAATCACTAAGAGATGCGTCAGAAACATCAAAGAATAGTGTGTTATTCTTAGTAATATCAATTCTTGGATTGATCATACTAAGTTCTTGGTTTGCACCACCTGTTGATGCAATACTTACAACTCTTGGTGGGTTAGCAAATACATCAATTTCAGTTTCACCCAACTGAAGAGTGTTGTCATCAGTTCTGAAAACATAATATGGTCCTGTAGATAATCCACTAGCAACAGATCCATTTAAACCATTATAGAATACCTTATCACCAGTAACCAATCCATGACTACCCAATCCTAGAGTATTGTTTAGAGTATTGACAGAGGTAGAAGTAAATCCAATGGTATTGACAAGGATTTTATCAAAAGCAGAATCGTATTTAATAGAAATTTCAGATAACTCTCTTCTTCCAGCATAAGTATCAGATTCACCATATTGACCCAAAGTTAAATCTGGTACTACATCCAGTGAAATACGATCACCAAACTCCAAACCATGGACTGTAGAGATTGATACTTTTGTGGTGATCTGTTTTGCCGTTGCAGTTAGTTCAGATTCCTGAGTTTCGAGGAAATATTCATAATTATCAGATGCAGTTGATGTTGGGAAGAATAAACCACCACTATTAGTTGTAAGACCAACCTGTGTTACAATACCAATAAAATCTTTTCCTTTGTTAATAACATAAACATCTTCAGTTAGACCAGTTTTCGGTAAATTAAATGTGGTACTTGTAGAAGTTATTCCAACGGTTAATGAGTTTGTGGATGATGGTTTATTGAACTTAAGTTTTTGACCTGTTTTAAACTTATGATTTGGTATATAAATTGCTTGATGTGGAAGAGAAACTGATTTTGGTGATACTCCAACATTAAAACTTTGCTCATATTCAAATCCAGTGGTAGTACCAATACCAACTGCTTCCACTGGATTAAAGTATGTTTTAAAGTTTTCGAAAGAATCAAAGTTTTCTGTTTCTACTGGAATAGTAAATGAATCTTCGTAATATGTAATTGTCGATCCAATTGCATGTGTAGTTCCCTCTAATCCCCTCTTAACTCTAAGGACATTATCAAATACGTTTAGAACAGTAAGGGTTTCTGTTCCGATTCCAATGATTGATCCTGCAGAAACACGGGGACTTACTGAAGTTGGATAAATGTCAGTAGAAACTCCAGTATTTGCATTAACTGATATTGATAATCTTCCTGTAGCAGAACCAACTCCAATTACATGATTATCAACCAATCCACTAACGAAAGTGGAAGCAGTTCCTATTTGAATTCTATCACCATCGATAAAATCGTGCTTTTGTTTGGTGTATACTCTAAGAGTATCGCTACTTTCTCTGATAACCGCAGAATTTTCATATACAATGAATGATGTCTCAATATCAGAAATTTCTTTACCCTCAACCTCAACAACTTCAGCAGTTGCTCCACCACCGGCAGTTCCAGAATTATCAAATACAACCGAATTACCAATCATATAATCGTCACCAGGAGTGACAACTGATAGAGAATCTACAGTTCCTGTAGATGCACTCTCAACAATAGAAGTTTGATTTAAGAATTCATTTGATTCTAATAAGAAATCACTTCCAGATTGAGGTCTGTTTACTCTATATGGGAATGTGTTTCTAACAAGAGTTGACTCATTAAAGGCAAATGATTGATCTAAACGATTATCCACTGGTTCAGATCTAAATGTATCGCCAATAAAGTATGGGAATTTTGGATCTAGATTTCCACTAGAACCTGCTTCGCTATTAATTCCAACATAATACGCATAAACTCCATTTGGAAATTCTGGAGTTTTTGCAAATCTACCATTATGAACATCCAAATCACCAGAATCATCAAACTTATGATCCTCAACAAAGAATCCTAATGGGAATAAAGTGTCAGATGGTCTATTATTGATATTTGAAATGTTTGCGGAATAACCAGTTTTTAGAATCCTAATTGCCGAGTTATTATCACGAGGATCTTCATATGCATATGGACCATAAATTGGATTGCCATCATGTGCCCATCCAATAACACGAGAGTGACCAGTACTATCAATTGGATCATCGAAAGCACTACCTTCTCTAATGGTGGAATATCCGACTACACCATATGTGAGATTATCCTCAAAATCAATTAAGTTCTCATCACCAAATCTACTCTGATTATTAACAGTTAATCTTCTTACATCTGCTTCTATGACACAATTTCTTCCTGGTGAAGTTGGAACTATAACTGTTGATTTTTCTTCGTATCCTGCACCTTCATTCAGAATAACTACATCAGTAACTTTTCCATCAGTAACAACCGCTCTTAGTTTTGCACCATTTCCTTTACCACGAACCGATAATTCTGGTGCAGCAGTATATCCTTTACCACCATTCTGAATATCAACTGCGATAATTCTACCATCTCTATGAATTGCTTTAAATTGTGATGATCCACCAGCATCAATTTTAACAATTGGTCTCTTATGGAAGTTAAAGACATCAGAACCATAATTAGTTCCTTCATCATAAAGATATAGATCAACGATTTCACCAGTAACTATTGGAGTTGCTGTAATCGTATTTCCAGCACCAATATACTCTGCATTGATTTCTAATGAAACTGGTGGGAAAGCGAACGTTTGATATTCTGTTCCAGTAGTCTCTAATTTTACATAATTCTTTCTATTATATTCTGTCCTTGCCGCAGAAACATTTACCGATCCAGCATCTGCAAGACGGAAATTATTATCATCAATTTTTAAAACACGATATTGATTGGATGTTGATAGACCACTAATTACTGTTCCAGAAGTACTGTAGTAAACTACATCACCATCATTAAAACCATGATTATTAAATGTAATTTTATCATGTACTGTATTGATACCTACAGGTTTTACATGTAACTTCCTATTTTCATATCCAGAACCAGGTTTAACTACTTTAATTTCAGATATTACATTTTTCTCTTCAAATAGTCTAAACTTATGCATTCCACCAGTACCAATGGTGGTAAATCCGACCGTATTGATGCCTGCATTATAATCGGTCTCGGTTTCGTACAGATAGATTGTTTTATTATTAACTACCTGTGGATAATATACAGAACCATTGATGAGATTTCTTCCACTATCAGCATTAGATCCCTTAAATGGACCAATACCAAGAGGAGTATTGCCACTGGTATTATAAACGATCGCCTGACCACTGGATAGGTTATGCTCTAAGGTAAAAGTAAGTGTATCATCAGAGATATCAATACCACCAGTAGCAGCGACACCAACCTGAGAGGCGTTAAATGCTAACTCACGGAACTGTTTAGATACAACTGCTTCTAACTCTGCTCCTGTTCCATTACCACCTTTTGCGGTTACTGAAAGAACTCTGTTGATATTAAAGTTTTGTGGGTCAACTTTAACTTCTGAGAAAGATCCCCTTACTACTGCTTGTACCAATGCAGTAGTTCCAATACCAACAGTTGGTGGATTAACTTTGACTGTAGGTGGATTAATTACATCATATCCAGTACCACCATTAAATATTTTTACATCGGCAAGTGGTCCAAAGAAAATATAATCATTTGATTTATAACTTAAGATCTCAACACCATTGATTAAAGATCCAATTTGTCCTGCTTTTGTTTCTTTACCTTTTCCTGATTGGATATTTGGTTGTAATGGGAACTTAGAAAGTGCCTTCTTAAAGGAAAGAGACTTTTGATAATGCTGCTTTAATGTAAATGAATGAGTTGATGCTGTAGAATATTGTGCAAACTCAACATACTTAGTAGTATTGATGAAAGATCTTGCATTAAATAATCTTATAGTATTTTTTGATGTTCCGACTAACTGAACATAATAAGTTCTACCAGATTCTAAACCACTAATAGCAGTTCCAGTAGTATGATATATTATCTCATCACCAGTAATAAATGGTACATCATTAGCAAATGATAATGTGGTATATTTACCAGTTACTGAACTTTTTCCAGCAAAAATAGAATTTAAATTAGACGATGAAGTAATCTCAATATCTGCTGTGGATATATTTTTTGTCAGTTGGTATGATGGCAAAGAATTGGATGCCATATACAAGAACTCATCATTCTCATTATAAGTGTTTTGTACATTAGAAAGAATTTTGTCACCACTCAAAGCAAGTGGTGATGAAGTTGCATACTCATATCTTCTTCTTACACTTAATCTGGCATTCGCTGCAACTGTTGATGGGATGTTAGTATCAAGAGTAACTAACTTACCTACAATATCATCAACCTCAACATTAGTGAGAACAAGTTGCTCCCCACCTCTATCCAGAACATCTACACGATCACCAACACGTAAACTAGACTTATCGGGTTCTTCGAATAAAGTTAATTCATTATTAGTGTATTCTTCGATTTCATATCTCGTTCTTACATTATAAATCCAACTGTTAAATGCAAATTGCTTTTTGTTTAGATTATCGTTCTTGATTTCTTCGCCAAGATTTTTGACGGGAATAGTATCTCCCTTTAAAAGAAGGGTATAATCTTCAGTTTTTTCTAAATCTGATAAAATTCCAGTAACTCTTAGATCAACTCTCTTGCTAGGATTACCGTCTTCAAATCCAAATACAGTAGCTTCTGCATAAACTCTATCCGATGTGCTAATACCAACACTTACACCAATACCAGTTCCACCGGTTACACCAAAAAATTGGTTGACATTTTTATCAGAATATGTAACAGTATCATTGCCTATAAACAATTTACCGGAAGTATCAAATCCAACTGTAGAATCAACGGTAATAATTGATGAACCGATAGAAACTTCATCGGTTACATTTGTACTAGGTGTAATTTTAAATTCACCTTCAATCAAACTTTGCTCATTATATCCACTGAATAACTGGATCTTATAGAAAGTTTTTAAATTTCTTGTGATGATCTCAACTTCTGAAATTGGACCAGCAGCAGTTTCATCAGAGCTCTTAAGCATCTGACCTGGTAATTTATTAGGATCGCCGTCAAGTACTTCAGTAATTAGAGTTTGTCTTCTTCTATATTCTGCTGTTGATGGTTTTAAAAGAAATTCTTCTAGGTTTAGGATTTTTGGAGTATTTCCATATAGAACATTAAAAAGTATTCTAAAGGATTCATCAGTACCTTTACTCTGATAGAAGTTCCTAGCTTGCTTAATAAAAGAATTAACATCAAGATCCTTTACAAAATCAATATCCTCAAATCCTGGAGCAAGTAAGACTTTGATTTTGCGATAAAATTCTTGTAAGAACTGAACACTAAGGTTGGTAACTCTAGAAACATCATCATGATTTGCTGCTGATGATGTTGAGAATATTAATTCTTCTGGGTTATTATTACTTCTGTAAGTAGTAATTCCACTAAATCCACGTATACAACCAGTAAAACTATTAGTTGTTATACCAGTGTAAGTGAAAATCTCATCATTAATTTTAAAGAGACCATACTCTTTAGGAAATCCCTTTGTAGACTCAACACTAACTGTTGTGTCTGTTGGTGATAAAGCACTTGTTGTGGAAGTAAATCCACTTATTACTTCAGGAGTTAAGTTGTTGAGATTGAGATATTGATCTAAATTTTCGGCAATATCAACCGGAGCACCCTGAAATTCCTGGGAGACGTAGTATTGCTTTAAAAAGTCGACTGCTTTCGGACTTTCCGATAATATAAATTCGGGTAACTGATTGTCGACAATCTGTTGGATCTTTACCCTAGATTCAAATCCAGTTGTGATCATATCTCCTCTCGTTTATCTTGTTAATTTTCCGTTTGAATAGCTTGACCTTACAGGGAAATTAACTCCAGAGATTTGCTCTCCAGAAGCTATAGTGTCTTTAACCATATTTATAGTGCTTTTGCTAGTGTCAAAAACTAGGTACAGATCCTTAAGACCAATAACATCATTGGAATCTGGATATGCCTGAATCTCAATTACCCCGTTGTCAAGATCAGTTGAAATGATATTAATCGTATTAACAATTACTTCACCTTTTTTATAATCGACTATACCAATAGACTTCTTAACGACCTCAAAAGTATCTGGATCTAACGTTGGTTTAACGATTGATAAAATACCAATATCACTATCGGCAGATGGTACATCTACAAAAAATACCGTACTGCCTGGATCATCTGCAACTCTAAATCCAGTGCTCTTAATATTATATCCATCAATTCTCTTATAGAACTTATTACCGAAACATAATTCATATTGGGCGAATGTGTTGAGAATACAATTCATGTTTCTTCTCATTCTTACCCTAGTAATGTTTGATGTGATAGAGTTATCAACACCATCAATTATCTGAAGAACTTTACTGTACTTAAATCTTCCACCAAATTTGTTTAGATCAACAGTTTTGGAGTATGTCTCTAAAGCACTAGAAACTCTTGTTTTGAGATCACTAACAGAATTTGTTCTAGATGAATCATAGAATACATCACTATCAACCTCAACATATAGTAGTTTAAGATCGATTATCTCTTGAGTAATTCCAGATACAGTGTACTGCTTAAGATCATTTAGAATTTGATTTTTGTGGAAATCAGAGATACTAACACCATTTTTTGGTTTGATGCTAATTAAAACCTTTCCAAATTGTGGAGGATCTAGTTCTTCACCACCAACAACAGATACTGATTCTGTTGGGGCATATACCTGCTGCACCAATGCCTCATAATCCCTTGTTGTAACGGCACGATACTGTGAAGAATACACTCTAGGTGCATAGTACTTAACAGACTCAATAGGTTCGATGTCGCCGCCTCCAGCGGCACCTGAGGTGGTTGTAACAGTAACTCCTGATTGGGGAGTAATTAGAACGCCACTACTATCAACTATTGTTCCTGCATAGGCAAAGACTGAAGGACCGTTGCCTGTTTCACCATCGGTAGTAATATAACTTACTTTAATAATATCACCATTGCTTAACTTCTTTCCAATAATTCCATCACCAAAAAGAAGTTCATATCTTTCATCAGGAATTTCTTGGAGGAGATATATTTCAGAATCCTTGTTAACACTGATAATATTATCAACCATCTTGTATTCACGAGAACCTATCATCACTTTGATAGTACTCGTATCAATATTTGGATTATTTAAAATAAATCTTTGGTTAAGTGAAGTATCTACCGTAAACTCTTTAGTGAGGTATATGCCCTGCGATACTTCCAGATCAACAAATGATGCCACATTGTTGTTAATATTTACTGTGACATCCTCTGGAATTGAGAATGTATAGTCCGTGTTATCAACTGGTCCAACACAAACAAGACCTGCCTTTAGGATTGCTTGTCCTGCTGCTTGTGTTGTTGATACATTAAATGAAATAGCTGCTTTTGCGGCAGTTTTTGATCTAGGAACATATCCAACGTTCCTAGCAAGAGAAACAACGTTTTCTCTAAGAGTTGCAGAGTCTATGAAAGACTCATTCACAACCATGTTAGAGTTAAACGCTGTAATATACGTGTTATATGCTAGCGTATCGATTAGAACAGAAAAGTTTGATCCATCAAAGTCAAAATCCGTGAAATCGCTGTTTGCACGGAGATAATCCTTGATGGATGTCTTTATCTGATCAAAATCTAGGTTTGTAAACTTTGTAAAAGGCATTTTATCTTGTTGCCTCTAGGAGATATGTAAACTGTTGTGCTGGTAACTCTAATCCAACAACCTTAAAACGAACATTTATCTCAAATTCATTGGTATCTGCTTTTGGTAAAACAGTAACACCAACATTTTCGACTCTTGGTTCGTTATTTTCGATTGCAATAAGGATTTGCTGCTCAATAATAGAGGCAGTACCAAAATCAACAAAATCAAATAGTTGTGATCTGATATTTGTCCCTAGAACAGGTCTAAAAAACCTCTCACTAGGGATAGTCTGAACAATATTACGAATAGATCGCTTGATCGCATCAGCATTTTTGAGCACAAGGATATCCTTCGTTACAGGATGCATACTAAAAGATAAACTAATATCCTTAAAAGCTCTGGATACCCTCTGGACTGCCATTTATGAATGATTTTGTTTGTTTTTATTTATACCCTCATTCCGAAATCTTACCATAATAGGGTTCTGTGCCATATTCCCAATCATCATAGTCATCATCATTACGAATTTTCTCATGAAGTTCGTTTTGTTGGACAAAATCATGCTTTTTGGGAGTGATATCATCATTAGAAATCTCACGAAGCATCTTTTGGTGCTGTTGATTGCCCAAATTGTCTAAAAAATCATGCATTTTTTCATCTTTGTAGTAGTCCGTGACTAATTTAGTCGTTCCCCACATGCTACGCATGTAGTTTTTGTCTCTATCGACAGGTGAATTACCCATTTTAGCTCCTGATTTA